TATCGATTGATGAGATCTCATAGGGATATCGAATCCTTTTCATAGGGAGATAATATGCGGAGAAATCATAGGGATATTAGATCCTTTATAGAAAGAGAGTAGAGGGAGGGGTCGAAGGGGTAGGGAGGGGAGGGATGGGGGTGGGCCTGGGGCGGGGTGGGGAGGGGTAGGGGATGAGGTGGGGCCGGGTTAAAAAATATCGATTTTCCTAGGGGAAAAAAGGTAGGGGGGAGGGGGTAGCCCTACGGTTCTATATTTCTAATGCCCTATGTAAAAATGTACATTTATATGTGAGTTACTAATACTATAACCTTTTAAACGAATTATATGGCTAATGGCGTAGATCCTCCAAAGTCGGGTGTAAGCTCAGAAAGTACTACTTCCGCTCCGAATTGGCAGACATCTATGATGAATGTTAATAGTAATCAATATAAGTCTACTTTAGATAAAAGTAAACCTAAACCTGTTAACACAAGCATTTCAGTAGTTGGTAACACTCCAACATCAGTACAGGCTGCTCCTGTGTCAGGTATACATAACGTTAAAGCTTCAGTAGATAGTTGGAAAAGTGAAACGGCAAAAGAAAAAGCTAGATGGAATGCTTTAACCGATGATCAAAAGCAAGAGGAAACTAATAAGAAAATAGAAGAACAAAAAGCACAAGAAAGAGAAAGATATATAAGAAACTTTAATGCTGGTTACGGTGGTATTACAACAGGTGCTGCGAATCTAGCATTGGGTAGTGGAGAAGAAGGAGAAATAGCTGGTGGTTTTTTACCAGGTCTTGGTGAAGTTATAGACGCTAAGAATACTGTACAAGATTTAAGTGTAGGTGATTATGGTGGAGCCGCTATGAATGCTGCTGGTTTCTTATTACCATTTGTACCTGGCAAAGCTATAAAGAAATTATTTAGAGGAGCTGAAGATGCATTATATCCTACAACTGTATATAGGCAAGCTGTAACAGATCCTAACGTTGCAAGAACATCGTATAAAGGTTCAGAATCTGCAGTTGCTAAAAAAGTTAGAGAAAAAGGTGATTTCTATACTGATAATTATGCTGAATCAGAGTTTTATGGTAGAGGAGATCTTGGTAATAGAGGTATTAGACAAGGGGATGACATAACTATTACAGAAGCTAAGTTACCATTTTGGATGAAAGATACTAGATATGATGCAGATGTGCAGAAATTAAAAAAAGCTCAAGGTGGAGCACAACCAGGTGAGTATATAGTACCTAATAAAGGATTTTCTTCAATGTTTATTAAGAAAAGAGAATTTCCAGTAAAAGGACTCCCATCTCATATAGAAAATACAAGCAAAGATTTAAGACCTATATCTGATAACAGTAGTTTTTTTACACATACTAAATCAGGTCAATACGTAATGGACCAGCAAAAAGGAGCAAGAAGCTTCTTTGGAATAAAAGAATAATAACAAAGAAATTAAAAATGGCAGGATCAACAGAGTCAAACAAAAGAATGGGTGAAATGGTTAAAGATGTAGCTAATCCACAGTGCCCTCAAGGATATTCGGGAGTATACCCAGATTGTAAAAAAATTAAACCAGTGGTTGAAGCTGTCGTTACATACGATAAAACAACTACTAAAAATATTAAAAATAAAAAGGAACGTAGAAAACAACGTAGAATTAATAGAAAAAATAAATAAAAATGGGACAAGGATACAACGACAGAGAAGATGAAGCAATCGCAGGAAAAGATGGTGCTGAATCTACAAAAAGTCAATCAATGAAAGACAGGAGACATGAATCTTCTGCAATGGAAAAGAAAGATCATGGCCATAAGTATGGTACTGACAAGCACATGGGTTATAGAGAAGGAACCCACAAGATATTAAAACATATGGGCGGTAGAGGCGTATAAAAACTGAAATTATGGCAAGCACAAAATGGACACCAGAATTAAACGCTCTTGTTAAGCAACGAGGTAGTTTAGAAAAAGGAAGTACTGAATACAATATGGTACAAAACAAGATCAACAAAGCTTTAGGTAGTGAAGTAAGACATGATGCAAAAGTAAATGTAGAAAGCAAGCCCATGGATAAAAGTTTTGGAATTACTAATACTCCTACTACTAATGTAGAAAAAGTAGAATTAGAAAGAAAAAACATGCCTAAAGGTTTGAAAAGCAAAGGCGCACGTAGAGATTTAGACGCGATGAGTTCTACTATTGCTAGTGCGTTAACTGGATCATTAAAGAATACAGGTACAGGTAATTCTTTTAAAGCCGCACAAGCACCGAAAGCTTACATTACTGATGACGGTAAAATGGGTGGTATTAGCAAAGCTGATTACTTAAAGTCTGGCGGTCACGTTAACTTAGTTAAACAAGAGGATTATAAGCCTGATTTTGATACTAAAGCATTAGATAAAGGAATTGCTAGTAGATACACTGATAAGAAAGCTTTAAATAAAGCAGGAAGAAGTGGAGAGATAAGTAATGATGAGTGGAGAGAAGGATTAGCTGAAATGAAGTCTACTAGAAAAGCAGATAAAGCTCAAGCAAAAGCAGACAACCAACTTGCTAAAAGAGGAGCAAAAGCTAAAAAAGAAGAAGAAAAAAGAGTAGCTAAAGCAAATAAACCCACTAAAGCCGAGAAAAAATCTATGAAATTAGACGATAAGATGGCAAAAAGTGATGCAAAATTCTATAAGAAAACTGGAATTAATTTAAGAGCATAAAAAATAAAAAATGGCAATAATATATACCTACCCACCGGTTACAAATCCAGATGGTACGGAGTTAATTGTAGTATCTGAGACTAAGAATAAGAACTCTACAAGACTTATTACCCTTGCAGGTATATGTGAGTTTTGTGATGAAACTTCTTGTGACCATAGTTTTAGGTATATACGAACCTCATCAGGAATACCTGCACAGGCGATCGGCTGTGATGACGAATTAACACTAACATCGTCAGATGCAAGTGTTACTATAACAAATGCTGGAAATACAATAGATTTAAAGTGCGAATCAAGTGGACCTGGTGGTTGTCCCACCACTTACGTCCTTAAACCTGTTAGCTGCAATACGGAGACAGGCCAAGCTATTTGTACAATTGAAGAAAATTCAGCAGAGTGGATATTTACATGTGAAACATCTTTTGCAAGTATGGTTCCTGGTTATGTTTCGTTAGAAAATAACGGTTCTCCCGTAACTTATCCAGTAGGTGATGGGGAAGTAAGAACTTGCTGGTATGCTGATATATGGGCACCAGTACCTACAGCTATTGCAGATTGTGACGAATGCTGTGATACACCACCTGAAGATCCTGTAGTTCGTGGTAGAAATTGTGAAAATGGTGAAATTTTATTTGAAGCTTTACAAAGTAATATATCTGGACCAGCTGGATGGGAGAGTGCTATAGACAATGATTGCGAGTTTGGTCAATTTAGTGGTGGAACAACTATTAATTGTATAAAGTTAACTTTGGAAGGTACTGATGACGGTAGCACACCAATATTGAATAGTATAAAAAGTTTACCTTTAGATGATTGTGGTTGTGAATGTTGTGTTTATGATTGTTCATTTACGTTAACACCATGTCCAGGTACTCCACCTGTAGCGCATGATCCTTTAGTTGGTACAGTAGTAGCACCAAGTGATAGTGGTGCTTGTGTAGAAATAAATGATGGTGATGTAGTTAACGTAACTTTCGAAGGTGAAAGCTATTGCTATACACTTGTTAAAGTTTGTTTAGAACCTGCACTTCCTGTTGATATAATTGTAGCAAGTAGTTGCGAAGATCCAATGTGTAATCCTGAATCAAACTTAAGATGGAAAAATTGTAGTTCTGAAAACTGGCTGTACGAAAGTGCATTAGATCCAATACCAGCACCATTTAACACTCCAGGAAATCATTACATAGGGGATTTAGACGGAGCAGACACTAACTCTAATTGTATAGATGGTCAATGTTGTATAGAAGTTGAAACAACTATGTTAGTAGAACCTGAGACAGCTTGGTCAGTATTTATAGGTGGAGTATCATGTGATACCGCTTATTCTGGATCACCTGTTAGTTGCGATTGTTGTACTTATTACGATGTAGCAACTTACATTAGATGTGACGAAAGATGTTTTGTTGAAGGAAATCCCGAAATAAATATTGATGTATGTGCATGGGGGAATGAAATTGGTGAAAGTTGGAAACCATCTAGTGCACCTGATTTTATAAAAATAGATCTAGGTGACGGAACTTTATGTTGTTATGAAAAGAGTGAAGAATTACCATGTGCTGAAGAAACATTGACTGCAGCAGGTAGAGGTTACGAAGATTTAAGCTTTGATCCCAGCTGGACTAGTTGTCAAGATTGCGAAGAGGCTACTCCAGATACATATATAAAATATGACAACTGTGATGATCCTACAGGAGATAAATGGGTATCTTCAAGTGGTACTCCAGGTTCTGAAATTTGGGTGGTTGGTCAAATAATTAAACAATCAGGTACTTGCTACGAGGTATTAGAAAATCCTTCGGTATTAGCAGGACCACAAGTAGAACTTGGACCAGGGTATATAGCTTATGACACTCCAGATGTTGATTGTAATTGCTGTATAGCAGGACCAAACAGAAAGTACACACGTTGTTCTTCAGAAGAAACAATAGTTGTAGATCCATCTGCTTGGGCTAACATGAATGAGTTAGGTATAGATCCTTTAATTAGAATAGAACCTACAGCAGCGCCTGGTATCTTTATTTGTTATGAATTTACAGAATGTACTAATGACGCAGTAACACCAGGTATAAATGATATAGAGATATCTACAGGGTGTGCAGATCCAGCTTGTCAAACTTTTGTTCAATTACAAAGTTGTGATGGAGCGTACACTGAAACAGTTGCTTTAACAGATTTAGGTCCATCAGGAGGCGGTTTAATAGCAAGTGATGTTATCGAAGTAACAGGTGGAACTTTATCTGGTTTAGCTAAATGTTGGACAGTTATTAACATTAACGCTCCTGGCCCAGCAACACAAGCCGGTATACAAACCTGGACTGGTCCTGTAGCAGGTGTTGCACCTCTAACCTCTTGTGAATGTTGTGAGCAAGAATTAAGGATATACACTATTTGTGAAGATGCGGCAGGTGACACTTGTAATGCAGCTGCTTCTAGTAGTCTATTAATAGATGTATCATTAGTACCTGGATGGTCTCCAGCAACTCATGATTTTGTACATGCTAAAGATTTATCAAGTTTAATAGATTGCTGTTATGAACTTAATCCAGAAATACCTAGTTGCCTCCCACCAACAGGAGTAATAATAAATACAGTAGACGATTGCGCAGATGCAAATTGTGTATTCATATAATTAAAAATCCCCTGCTTCGGCAGGGGAATTAACTCATTAATCCTGTAATAGTATATAATAACCAATTAATAATAAATATAATTTAATTTTATAAAATGAATGAAACAATAGTTAAGCATTTAAACTTCGGTGAAGATGCTAGAGATAAAGTTTTTGAAGGTATAGAAAAACTTACTAAAGCTGTAAGTTCAACTTTAGGAGCTAGTGGTAAATGTGTTATATTAGAAGATAGTGCAGGAAACCCTCAAATTACTAAAGATGGTGTTACAGTAGCTGATACAGTTATATTGTTAGATCCAGTAGAAAACATGGGGTCTAAATTGCTTAAGGAAGCAGCAAGAAAAACAGTGAGAGAAGCTGGAGATGGAACTACAACTGCCACGGTTTTAGCACACGCCATATTGACAGAGGCATATAAAGTGATAAAATCGGAATCTCGCAGAGATTTAAGAATAGGAATAAATGAAGCAGTTGATAAAGTTGTAAAATACTTAAATAAAATATCTAAACCTGTAACTGGGAATAGAATAAAACAAGTGGCAACTATTTCAGCAAATAACGATAAAGAGTTAGGCGACATAATAGCTGAGGCCTTTGAAGCGGTAGATGAAACTGGAATCGTATCTATGGAGATAAATGATAGTCCAGAAACAGTGGTTGAGAAGATAGAAGGTATACAATATGAAAAGGGATTTAGTTCTCCTCATTTTGTAACTAACAAAGGTTCTAATACAGCAGAACTAGAAAATTGCTTAGTATTAGTTGTAGATAATAAAATAGATAATATTAGGAAGTTAGAACCTGCTTTGAAATTTATAATGGATGAGAAAGTTCCATTATTATTAATTGCTGAAGTTGATTTGCAAGTAAAACAAGCTTTAGCCATGAATAAAATAAAAGGTAATTTTAGATTAAATTTAATTGAACCTCCAATTTATGGTGTTAATAGAAAAGATATATTAGATGATCTTTGTTTACTTACTGGAGCTACTTTAATTAATGAGGATTTAGGAGACGACATGGATTTAATTCAACCAGAACATTTTGGTAAATGCGCTAAAGCTGTTAGTACACCTACAGAAACTTTAATACAGGTAAAAGAAATTCCAGAGGAAATTAATGAAGTAGTTAATGAGATAAAGGATAAAATTAAAAACACTTCAAATCCTAACTACAAGATAAGATATGAAAAAAGATTAGCTAGATTATTAGCTAAAATGGCTATTGTGAAAGTAGGAGCAAATTCAGAGGTAGAACTTCAAGAGAAAAAAGATAGGGTAGAAGATGCGATATGTGCTACAAAAGCCGCGATTAAAGAAGGAATAGTTCCAGGTGGTGGAATAGCTTTGCTTAATGCAGCTGTTGTATTGGATCCAAAAAACGAGGGAGAAAAAGTTTTATTTAAAGCAATTAAAGCACCTTACGAAACAATTTTAACAAATGCAGGTCTTGATATAGTTTATCCTGAAAACAAAAATATAGGATTAGACGTGGTTACAGGAAAAGAGGTAAATATGGTGAAAGCAGGGATAATTGATCCACTATTGGTAACTAAAAGCGCTTTAACAAACGCGGCTTCAGTAGCTACAACAATACTTTCAACTGATTGTGTAATTAATAATTTAAGAACACATGAAAGTAATAGGTAAAAATATAGTAATAAAAGAAACTGTAGATAAATCAACAACCACTAAGTCAGGTTTGTTTTTAGGAGAAAAACATAGAGAAGACGTGAGGTATAAGGAAGGTACGATAGTTATACCTGGAAACGATGTCAATGCAGTTAAAAAAGGAGATATAATATATTTTGATAAGCATGCTGGTTTTAAACTAGAAGTTGAAAAAGAATTATATACAATAATAAAAGAAAATGATATAGTTGTAGTATTATGAGGAAATTAACCTCATCAGATCTTAAAGATCTCAACTTACTTAAGCATTATAGAATAATACGTAAATGGGCAGCAAAAACAAGTGATCTTAAAGAAGCAGATCTCGAGCTGTTAATTTATTTAGATGCAATAGATTTATTTACTAAACAAGATTTTAAAACCGGTACACACGCATATAGCTGGGACAACAGACGCTGGAACAGATTACTGAAGGAGGGATGGATAGTGGTATGGCGCGCAAGAAACCGCACCACTCAGAAGTATCATATATATAAAGTTTCTTTCAAGTGTAAACAGCTAATTTCTCGGATGTACCGTATAATGTTAGGGGAGGAGGATATTCCTGAAACTACTAGAGCTAATTCAATTATGAACAGATCTAGTTATAGTGAAAAGGCTTTATCCACTTCCATAACTAATTTAAACAAAGATAAAAAACGAGGATATGTCAATTGATGCAAATACTATTCAAAACTTATCACAAGACTATACTGGTCAAGATGGAGACTTTTCTGCCTTTGGTGTACAAACTGGAGGAGACGGAGTGATGGAAGATCCAAATCTTAATAGTATGAAATCTAGTGGAGCTATGAGTGGCGCAGCACAAGGCGCAGCATTGGCACAATCTCTACCTATCCAAAACCCTATAATAAAAGGAGCGCTAACTCTAGGTCTTGGAGCCACTGGAGCGTTAAAAGGCTCTGGTGATGCTGATTACGCTTACAGAGACGCAAATAGAGCACAGGCAGAGCAGAAAGGTATAAGAAACCAGTCTAATATCCAAGCAGCTATTAATAGTCAACTTTCAGGAGCAAGTACTTTACCTGAAAACAAAGCTACACAAATGATTAATCAAAAAGAACCTACTCAAGCTACTCAAGCTACCGATCAATTGAGAAGTTTAGGTTTAACTTAATAACTATGAAAGATCCTAATTCACCATTACCCGATTTAACTGCAACAGCTTATAATTCTACTTTTGAAGATTTATCTGGAGTAGCTACACTAGGAGAAGAGCAACCGTTGTATCAAGAAGATGCACAATTCGCAAGAGATGCTCAACCTACTGATCAAACTAACCCAAGCTCTTTTCAAGGAGTTTAAAAAATTAAACTATGCCACAAGATATATTAAACGGATATAGAGGAAATAATACAGGTAAATACAATGAATTACCTGACTCTATGAAACCAGGTAAACACAGAGAATACGCTGCTAATATAGGACAAAAACCAGCCGGAATGAAAAACCCTTTACACATGCCTGCTGTAAAAAATATTCCTCTACCTGGACAAGAATATCCAAAGGATCACGGTAACGCTGTATTGCGTGCCAACAAATAACATGGGAATAGCCGATAGCGTTAAGCTGTATGTAGTGAATACGGGAGCATTTGCTGCAACTTGTTGTGACTGGCTAGAACCAACACTAAAGATATTATTATTAGGAGCCACTTTAGGTTATACACTACACAAGTGGTACTTACTAAAGAAAGGAAAATAATGAGACAAATAAATAAACTAATAGTACACTGTTCAGCAACTAGAGAAGGTCAAGACGTATCTGTAGATACAATTAGAAAGTGGCATGTAGACGGTAGAGGTTGGTCTGATATAGGTTATCATTTTTATATCGATATTTTTGGCAAAATACACAAAGGTAGAGATATAGCTAAAATGGGAGCTCACACTAAAGGGTATAATAGAAATTCAATAGGGATATGTTATGCGGGTGGTGTGGAAGAAGATGGTAAAACACCAAAAGATACTAGATACGATTGCCAAAAAGATTCTTTATTAGCAGTTTTAAGAACTTTAAAAGCAATGTACCCAGAAGCAACAATACACTCACATAGAGATTTTGCAAACAAAGCATGTCCATCGTTTGATGCGACAGAAGAATACAAACATTTATAAAACTACAACAATGTACAATTTCAAACCATTAATGGAAAATAGAAAAAGAATTAACACTAACAAAAAAGATTTAGATACTGTTGAAAGAATGGTAGGGCTAGAAAAGCCTAATGGTGAATTAAAAAGAAAAGGAGATATTCCACCAGAACTTAAACTTCCAACAGCAGCTGCAGTATATGAAATGGATGGAGATATTGCTAAGATGAAAGTACAAAACCCTTCATAATACTTATACTATGCCTAAAATGACAAGTTACAAAGATAAAGAATCTGCTAAAGATGATTATTCTCATGAGAAAAAACTAGGGAATGATGGCAGGTATGAATTAGAACACGGTTGTATGGAATGTGCAGAGGATGATTTTGATCATGCTCATGCATTAAAAAAAGATGCTCATTACGATCATATGAATAGAGAGTCTAGACATCCAATTTTAAAACACATGCACCATTTACATAAAAGATAATGGCTAAGAAACTTACTAAGTGCTGGCCGGGTTATGTTGCTAAAGGTAAGAAAAAATCACCTAGTGGTAAAAAAACAAAATCTGGTAAAACAAAGATGGTTAATAACTGTGTAAAGAAGAAGTAATGGCTGATAGTGTAAACTCTAAATATGAAGCGCGAAATAAAAAAATGCGTTCTAAATACACTAAGGAAACTGGTAGAACTTTAGGTAAACGTCAATTAAGCGGTAAAGGTAGTCGTCGAGTTTCTTTTGCTTGTAGATTTGCTGGAATGGCTGGATCAATGACCAAAGATGGAAAGCCTAGTAATTTAGCAATGGCTTTAAAAAAATGGGGTTTTAGTAGTAAGGGAGAAGCAAGAGCATTTTGTAATAGAAATAAAAAGAAGAAAAAGAAATAATGGCTGAATTAACTGAAAAAGAAAGAGAAGCTAGAGAGAAACCAGGAGGGTCAAATGTTGGAGATTATCCAAACGTTAAATCTTCTGATTTCTGTGGACCAGCAGGAGGAGCTCCAGAAGGAAGTTATCCTGTAAACACACCTAAAAGAGCAAAGTCTGCTCTTAAACTAGCACACAACGCACCTAATCCTGACGGTATCAGACAATGTGTATTAAAAAAATATCCACATTTAGATAAAAAAGCAGATAGGTATGAAAGAAAAGCAAATAAAAAATCAAGTAGATAATGGAAACTATTAAAGAAATTGTAAATCATCCACTTTCAAAAGCTGTTGCTTGTGGAGTAATAGGTGGTTTAATACTAGCGCATGGACATTCAATGATGGGTGGCATGGCCTTTGGAATAGGTATTAGAGAATTTTTACTTGCCTTGAAAAAATAAATAAAATATATAATGGAATCAAATGAATCAAAAGGATTGGGAGATACAATCGAAAAAATAACAACTGCTACAGGTATAAAAAAAGTAGTAGACACAGTAAGTAAAGCTACAAAAAAAGATTGCGGTTGTAAAAAAAGAAAGCAAAAGTTAAACGAAATGTTTCCTTATAGTAATGGAAAAAAAGAAGAAGGCAAAAAAGAAGTTTAAAGAAACTAAAGTTGGGATGTTTTTAAAGGAAAAAGCTCCTAAAATTTTAGATACTATTGGGGATGTTCTTCCTAATAATGGGGTTTATGGAGTTGTTAAAAACTTAATATCTCAAGACGAGGAAATGGACGCAGCAGATAAAGACTTAGCTTTAAAAATGATAGATCAAGATATTGCAGAGATGCAAGGGGTTTCTGAGCGTTGGCAATACGATATGAAATCTGATTCTTGGTTGAGTAAAAACACAAGACCATTAACATTAATTTACTTAACAGTATGCATGACATTGTTTATAGTATTTGATTCTATAAACATGCTATTTGACATGAAAGATGTTTGGATTGAATTATTAAAAACATTGCTAGTTACAGTATATGTAGCTTACTTTGGTTCTAGAGGAGCTGAAAAAGTATTTATAAATAAAAATAAAGATTAAAAATTATGAGTGTAATAGGTACAACATATAAACAACCTAGAGTATTTGCACATGATGCTACAGCGTTACAGGATTTATGTGGTGCTACTGGTGTTATTACTGCTTTAGTAGCTGCTCCACCTGCAGAAGGAGGAAGTAATTATTTAGCGGGAACAATCTACACAACAAACTCATCTAATGGTGGAATTGGTGCAACTGTAGAGGTTCTTACTGTAGATGGATCAGGTGGAGTTCTTACTTTTGCTTTAGCTGAAGGTGGAGAACATTACAATAACGGAGACGTAATAACGTTGATAGGTGGAGATAATAATTGTAGAATAGAAATACAAACCGTATCTGTGTGTACAGGTTGGAAAATGGGAGATCCTGTATCACCAACTAGTCCTACATTTAACGGTGTAAACTACACGTTTGAAAAATCTAACTACTATTGGAGTTCAGGTGGAGTAGGTGGAGTTCGTTCAGGAAGAGCTTGTTCTGCTTTATATATAGGAGCTGATATGACTACATTAGAGGTCATACAAGAAGGTAAAGCTATACAAGGCGCACCAACTAATCCTTCACCAGCAGAAACACCAACTACGACATATCACAATGTACCAGCTGGTTCATTTTTACCGGTATCAGTAGTTACAGTTGTTAGTGCAACAGCTACAACACCTGGTGATTTACCAATAGGAGGTGTTGAAGAAGTAATTTTAGCATTATTTTAAGATGCCTTTAGTTAATAAAAACGTAAATACTGTTCCAGCTTGGAAAAGAAGAAAAAAGGTTGGTGGTGCTCCTCCTCCAAGTGGTGACTTTATAGCTTTAGAAATTAATGTACCTTCCCTGCTCGATGTCGTAGCCTTAGAATCTGGGTTAAGTGACAAAGTAGAATTAGAAACATAAAAAAAAATAAAACATGCCTAATCAAAAAATAAGCGGCTTTGACGATTTAACAACAGCTGGAATTACCATTAGCGATGTAGTGGGTGTTGCAGCTTACTATGACAATGGAGGAACTTTAACCAATGTTAGATTCTCAGGAAATGAGATACTTCAAGATTTGGACTCGGTTTTGGCTCAAGGAGATACTGCGGTAAATAAAGATATAGTTCTTTCAGATGGTGGCTTTAACCAAATGACATTAGATCTAGATGGTTTAAATAGAAACAACGCGGGTAATTTTACTTGGTCTGGTAATGGATTGCAAATTATTGAGAATACTGGTAGTGCAGCTGCGGATTATATTAGAATTCAAACAGCTGGTGGACCGGGTCAAAATCCTAGTATATTAATTAATTCTAGAAGTCCTGGTACAGGAAAATTGAAATTAAAAACTGCAACTGAAATACAAGTAGATTTACCAACACCTCCTTCTGTTGGAGATGTATTATCTGCTAAAAATGTAAATGGTGATATAGAGTGGGTGACTCCTAGTACTGGAGGTTTTGATGCTTTCACAACTTTGACAGCTGCTGACGTTATAGATTGGGATTATGCTACAGATGGACCTAATATAAAAGTAACATTAGGTGCTGGATTAGAAAACGTACTTACAGTAGATACTACAGGAGAATTTCCAGATGGATCATCCGGATGGTTAGTTATAGATCCAAGTTTATCCACTGATTATAAACTACCAAGCGAGACTAATGGTAGTGCAGCTACTATGGCAAGTTTGATTACTAATGGCGATCCATCATTAGGTGGAAGTAATAAGGTTTTATTTCATTGGGTTTATGATGTAAAAACTTTCTTTTGGACAAAGTTTGAAAATATGATAGATCCTATATATCCTCCATCAGTAGTATTTGATAGCACTAATTTAATAGCATTTTATCACCCAGAATCTTATAACGAATCTGTGAATGGAGCTCCTTTAGTTGTTGGTCAAGCAGTACCTGAAATATCGGCAAGTTCATTAATAGGTGACTTAGCTATAGGATCAAACGTTACTAATGCAGAATTTTATACACGAGATGATTCTGTTAGTAGACCGGCTTTTTGGAGTTTAGGTGGAGATTCAAATTCTATTTTATCCCCTTCTACTTTTGCAGGTCAACCTGTTACTAATACAGTTAGTTGTTATATTCAAGGTCCCTTTGCAGCTAGTTATTCAACAATTTTTGATTTTGATGAGGGATCTGGATATCAAGAACTCTTATACATAAACAGTTCAAGAGAGTTTGAATTTGATTATAGTCCAGCTATTACTTTAGGCTTTCCAGCATTAGAAGATTACACTGCAACTGGTGGAGCAGATTTATCTACTGAATGGATATTTATAAGTTGTTCTTTAGATGACGCTGCTAATGAAGTTATATTTTATGCGGGTTGTCAAAGTTCTTTAGATGCTGCAGTAGCAGCTGGAGGAGCAACTAACTGGGATTATGATGGATTAGGTAATACAATAGCTGTGGATGCTAATGGACTTTATAAAGAAACAAACGCTTTTACAATAGGAACAAACACCTTTGATAGGTTTTTCTATGGTCAGTCAGTTGGTGGAGTTTCTGAAGGAGCTAAATGCCACTTAGGTATGTTAGGTATATATAGCGCAGTATTGAATGACGCACAAGTTACACAGAACTGGTTAGATTCAAGACCAGTATATTATATAAGTTAAATAAATAATTAAAATTTAATTAAATGAAAAAAATAAAAGAAGAACAATTAAAAACAATACAAGATCAACAAAAAGAATTAAATAATCTTTTTACTGAAATTGGGTATATAGAAACTCAGAAGCATAACATGCTGCACAGGATAAGTACTATTAGTCAATCTGTAGATGAGTTTAAAAAAGAACTCGAGAAAGAATATGGAAGTGTAAACATTAATGTAAACACTGGAGAATACACTGAAATCGAGAAAGAGGAAGAAAAAACTGAATTAAAAGTTTTATCTAATGCTGAATAAGATAAGGAAAATCAGTATAGGTGCAGATTACAAGAATGAAGCAATGCATTACTCCGTAGGTCAATCGGTCTACGGAGGTCATACTATTTGTGATATAATAGGAGATAGTAAAGATGGAGAATACTTAATTTATATAAAAAAGAACGATGAAGTATTACCATGGAAGAAGTTTAACTCAAACATGGCTATTGCAGTAGAATTTGATCTAGAGTACAGTGAATAGTTTATATGACTTTATAATAACCCCTGTAGAAAGTAGGTATAATAACGTTAAAAAGTTTGGTGATAAAGAACTAATAGTTAACACTAGTATTGAAAACTTTAAAGCCATCAGTACGGAAGCTGTAGTAGTAAGTGTACCATTAGCTTTTAAACAACCTATTAAAAAAGGAGACAGAGTTAGAGTACACCACAACATCTTTAGAAGATGGTACGATGTTAAGGAGAAAGAAAGAAATAGTAGATCTTACTTTAAAGAAGATCTATACTTCTGCAGTATGGATCAGGTTTACTTATATAAGCAAGATGAATGGAAGTGTTTTGGAGAAAGATGTTTTATTACACCTTTAAAAAGTAAAGATGAAACTAACCTAGATAAAACTATAAAACAAAAAGGTATTGTTAAGTATAACAATACTTTGTTAAATGAAATAGATATTTGGAAAGGAGACGTTGTTTCGTTTAAACCTGAACGAGAATTTGAATTTATAATAGATAATGAATTATTATATTGTATGAAATCTAAAGATATTATTATAAAGCATGAACATAAAGGAGACGAAGAAATATATAATCCAAGCTGGACACGAAGCGGTGAAGGAACTGATAAAAGTAGCAAAAGAAGAAATTGTAGATACAGGGGAGGATGTGTCTGCGGACAGACTGAAAAACGCAGCTGCCACTAAAAAACTTGCTATATTCGATGCTTTTGAAATTCTACAAAGAATTCAAGAAGAAGAAGAAATGTTAAAAGAAAAGCCAAAAAACGTAGACGAAAAACCAGTTAGAAAATTTAAGGGCTTTGCAGAAGGGAGAAGTAAATGAGTTACAAGCAAACCTTATGGACAGAATTAAAAGACGTTGTTAATCCCAAAATACTTAAAAAACAAAACAAGTTAAAAAAATGGGATTATGGTTATAACAAAGACTACGATTTTATTGTAATAAGTAAAACTGGAAAAATTGGACAGATCATTGAGATACAAAATCTCCGCATTGCATTACCAGAAGTTAATGAACCATTTAAACGAAGCGAAGATAAAGAGGAGCAGTACTGGGAACAATTTGAATACCCGAAAGAACTAAAGAGAATAAAGAGTAGATTTGACTGGGAGAAATATCCTGAAGAGTTTAGAGGTAAATGGTGGGATTATATAGATGAAGAATTTAGAAGAAGAGACGAGGGATTTTGGTTTTTTAATAATGGCAATCCTACTTATATTACTGGTACTCATTACATGTACTTGCAATGGTCAAAAATTGACGTTGGAGCACCTGACTACAGAGAGGCAAATAGACTATTCTTTATATTCTGGGAAGCTTGTAAAGCTGACGCCCGAGCTTATGGAATGTGTTATCTTAAAAACAGACGATCCGGTTTTTCATTCATGTGTTCAGCTGAACTGGTTAATCAAGCAACCATATCATCCGACAGTAGATACGGGATTCTATCTAAAACTGGTGCAGATGCTAAAAAAATGTTCACAGATAAAGTTGTACCAATCTCGATTAATTATCCGTTTTTCTTCAAACCAATCCAAGATGGTATGGATCGCCCTAAAACCGAATTGGCATATAGGGTTCCGGCATCTAAACTCACACGTAGAAAGCTGGAAGTTAATGAAGAGCTTAGAGAATTAGATGGATTAGACACTACTATAGATTGGAAAAATACAGGAGATAATAGTTATGATGGTGAAAAACTAAAACTATTAGGCCATGATGAAAGTGGTAAATGGGAAAGACCTGATAACATAAAGAACAACTGGAAAGTAACTAAAACTTGTTTACGATTAGGTAGTAGAATTATTGGCAAATGCATGATGGGTTCTACTTCTAATGCTCTTGATAAAGGAGGACAAAATTTTAAAGATATATATAGTGGATCTAATTGTTTACAAAGAAACAGGAACGGTCAAACTAAAGAAGGGTTATATTCTTTATTTATTCCAATGGAATGGAATTTTGAAGGTTTTATAGACCGTTATGGATACCCCGTGTTTGAGACGCCAGATAAACCTACATTAGGTATAGATGGTAATTACATTGAAATTGGAGTAATAGAACATTGGGAAAACGAAGTAGAAGGATTAAAGGAAGACCAAGATGGATTAAATGAATATTACAGACAATTTCCACGTACAGAAAAGCATGCTTTTAGAGATGAGACTAAGGAATCACTATTTAACTTAGTTAAAATATATGAGCAAATTGATAACAACGAAGATTTAAATAATCTCGCAAATGTTACACAAGGTAGTTTCATGTGGGAAAATGGAGTTAAAGATACAAAAGTAATATTTACTCCAAATAAACAGGGAAGATTTAAGGTTTCTTGGATTCCACCTAAACATCTTCAAAACAATGTGATAATAAAGAATGGAGGGAAATTTCCTGGTAATGAGCACGTTGGAGCTTTTGGCTGTGATAGCTATGATATATCAGGTACTGTAGATGGTAAGGGTTCTAATGGATCTTTACATGGGTTAACTAAGTTTAATTTAGAAGACGCTCCATCTCATAGTTTTTTTCTTCAATATATAGCTAGACCTCAAACGGCAGATATTTTCTTTGAAGATATATTGATGGCTTTACATTTTTATGGAATGCCATTATTAGCAGAAAATAACAAGCCAAGATTACTGTATTATTTAAAAAGACGTGGTTACAGATTGTTTTCGATAAATAGACCTGATAAACTCTACAACAAGTTATCAGTTACAGAAAGAGAAATAGGTGGAGTACCCAACTCCAGTGAAGATATGAAACAAGCTCATGCAGCTGCTATAGAGTCTTACATAGAAGATTATGTTGGCTTAGATCCTGATGGTCAAGCAGGTGATATGTATTTTCAAGAAACGTTAGAAGATTGGGCAAAATTTAATATAAATAATAGAACTAAGCATGATGCGTCAATAAGTTCTGGTTTAGCCATTATGGCTTGTAACAGAAACAAGTATCATCCTGTAGCAAAAAGACAATTAAAGAGCATGTATCTAGGAATTAAAAAATACAACAACGAAGGTTTAAATTCTAAAATAATTAATAAATGATTTACACTAATACAAGAAGTTCATTTCCTGATCAGGTAGTACCTGAAGCAGAAAAAATGAGTTTAGAATATGGCCTAAGAGTAGCACAAGCTATTGAAGGAGAATGGTGGAGTCAGGCATATGGTGGGTATAGATACCAAAATAATTATAATATATTTTTTAATAGAAGATTATACGCTAGAGCCGAACAACCTGTTCAAAAGTACAAAGATGAAATGTCTATTAATGGTGATTTATCTTATTTGAATTTAGACTGGAAACCAGTTCCTATAATACCAAAGTTTGTGGATATCGTAGTAAATGGTATGTCTAATAAGTTATATGATATTAAAGCTTATGCTCAAGATCCTGCTTCTCAAAAACTAAGAACTGAATATGCTGAGGCTTTGCACAAGCAGATAAAAACTAGAGAATATATAGAAAAAGTAAAGCAAGCTTTAGGAGTTGATTTAAATACTATTAAAGGTGAAGGTATTCCTCAAACCGAACAAGAGTTAGAGATTCATATGCAACTAGATTACAAACAGTCTATCGAAATTGCAGAGGAAGAAGCTATCACCAATGTATTAGCTAGAAATAAATATGATCTAGTTAGAAGAAGAGTAAATAAAGATTTAGTTACATTAGGTATAGGCGCTGTTAAAACTAATTATAACAAGTCTAATGGCATTACAGTCGAATACGTAGACCCAGCTAATCTAGTTTGGTCATATACTGACGATCCTAATTTTCAAGACATATACTATGTAGGAGAAGTTAAGTCTTTAAGTATTCCAGAACTTAAGAAACAATTTCCTGGTCTTACCACTGTTCAATTGGAAGAAATTCAAAAAATGCCTGGTAACACAAACTATACTAGGAATTGGGAGGGAAAAAATAATAATAACACAGTTCAAGTATTATATTTTGAGTATAAAACATTTGCTGATCAAGTCTTTAAAATAAAACAAACTGATCAAGGTTTAGAGAAAGCATTAGAAAAAACTGACGAATTTAATCCACCGCCTAATGATAACTTTGAAAGAGTAAGTAGATCGATAGAGGTATTATATCATGGCGTTAAGATATTAGGACATCCTATAATGTTAAAATGGGAGATTGCAGAGAATATGACTCGTCCATTTTCAAACTTGACTAAAGTAAACATGAACTATCAAATATGTGCTCCAAGTTTATATAAAGGTGGCATTAACTCTTTAGTTGAAAGAATGATTGGTTTTGCAGATATGATACAACTTACATCGTTAAAAATGCAGCAAGTTCTTTCTAGGATGGTACCTGATGGTGTATTTGTAGATGTAGATGGTTTAGCAGAAGTAGATTTAGGCAATGGAACAAACTACAATCCTCAAGAAGCTTTGAACATGTATTTTCAAACTGGTAGTATTGTTGGTAGATCTATGACTCAGGATGGTGATCAGAATATAGGTAAAGTACCTATACAAGAGCTACAGACATCAGCTGCTCAAGCTAAAATACAATCTTTAATAACAACGTATCAGTATTATCTACAAATGATTAGAGATACAACAGGTTTGAATGAGGCAAGAGATGCAAGTAATCCTGATCCTAATTCTCTAGTAGGTTTACAAAAATTAGCTGCTGCTCAATCAAACGTTGCTACAAGACATATTCTAGCTGCTAGCTTATTCTTAACACTGAGAGCGTGTGAAAATATATCATTAAGAATTGCAGATACGCTTGATTTTCCACTTACTAGAGAAGCACTAGTTAACAGTGTTAGCATGTATAACACAGCTACGTTAGAAGAGTTGGAAGATTTAAACTTATTTGATTTTGGGATATATTTAGAATTAGAACCCGATGAAGAAGCAAAAGCACAATTGGAAGCTAATATTCAAATGGCACTTCAACAAAAAACAATTGACTTAGCTGATGCTATTGATATTAGAGAAATTAAAAATCTAAAATTAGCTAATCAATTATTAAAATTAAGAAGAAAACAAAAGCTTAAAGAAGATCAAGAGGCACAGCAAGCTAATATTAAAGCTCAAGCCGAAGCTCAAACTAAATCTAGAGAACAAGAAGCTATGTTTGAAGTACAGAAACAACAAGCATTATCTCAAACTAATATACAGTTTGAACAAGCTAAAAGTCAATTTGAAATCCAGAAGATGGAGATCAAAGCGGAAATAGATAAGCAATTAAAAGAAGTACAATTTGCATTTGATATGCAACTTGAAAAACAAAAAATGGGTGCAACAGTGCAAAAGGAAGTTATGATAGAAGATCGTAAAGATACCAGAAGCAAACAAGAAGCTACTCAACAAAGTCAATTGATAAACCAAAGCCAAAACAATGGTTTACCACAAAACTTTGAAACTCCCATTAATGACTTAAATTTTGGGATATAACAATTATATAATATTTTATCATGTCAGAAAAACAAGAATTAAAGACTCCTGAAAAACCAGTGGTCGATGAAAAAGTAGAACCTTTGAAGATCAAAAAAAGACCTAAAAATCTAGGAAAAAAAGATGAGGTAGTTAAAGTTGATCTAAAAAAGAAAAAAGAAAATAAGGATGCCGTTACAGAGTCAAGCACAGTGCGCGTGGATGCGGATAAACAAACCGAAAATGTACGAACGGTGGAAGGCAGCGTATCCGAACCAGAAATGCAAGAATCTTCCAAAGAAGAAACTAAAGAAAATAAAATAGAAAATCCTGTTATTCAAGAGATAACAACAAAGGACGAAGAAAAATATACTCCTACTACAACACAGGTTGATACAAGACAGTTAAATTTACCTGAAAATGTTGAGAAGTTAGTTTCGTTTATGAATGAAACTGGAGGAAATATAGAAGACTATGTAAGATTAACAGCTGATTACTCACAAGTAGACGATTCAGCTTTGTTAAAAGAATATTATAAACAAACTAAACCTCATCTATCACTTGAAGATGTTGATTTCATAATGAATGAGAAATTTTCATATGATGCTGATTATGAGGACGAAAAAGAAATTCGCAAGAAAAAGCTTGCGATGAAAGAAGAGGTTGCGAATGCCAAATACCATTTAGAGAAAATGAAACGTGATTACTATGCTGAGATTAAAGCTCGACCTGGTGTCAATCATGATCAACAAAAGGCAATGGAATTCTTCAACCGATATAACAACGAGCAAGAAATGGCTAATAAACGTCATCAGGATTTTGAAAAAAATACTAAAGATTTATTCTCTAATGATTTCAAAGGTTTTGATTTCGACTTAGGAGAAAAGAAATTTAGGTATGGAGTAAAAAATCCTACAGACGTAGCAACCGCCCAATCTGATATCGCCACATTTATTAAGAAGTTCTTAAATGAAGATGGGAGTGTGAAGGATTACACTGGTTATCACAAAGCTATTTATGCTGCACGAAACGCTGACACTATTGCTAAGCATTTTTATGACCAAGGAATAGCAGATGCTACTAAGGATATAGTTAATAAATCAAAAAACATAAGTAATGATATAAGGCAAGCGCCTCCATCTGATACTGTGTCTTTTAATGGAATGACTATTAAATCAGTTAGTGGAGTAGATAGCTCAAAGTTAAAAATTAAAAGAAAACGATAAAACTTAAAACATGGCGTTTACAAACATGAATGCTGGATTACAACCGTATCCAGACAGGGTAGCTTTAACAAGCAATTATCTACAATGGACAGATGCTGGAGCTGGTGCTCCTGGCTTCTTGGACTTTGCTGATTTTGCTCAACAATATCTACCTGAACTTTATGAACAAGAAGTAGAGAGATTTGGTAACAGAACTATCTCTGGTTTCTTAAGAATGGTCGGGGCTGAAATGCCGATGACATCAGATCAAGTAATCTGGTCTGAACAAAATAGATTACATATTGCTTATGATGACGTAGCTGAAGCTGCTGGTGTATTTACACCTGTACTTCCTGCTGGTACTCCATCTCACGCAGTAAGAGTTGGTAACACTATTGTTGCTTATAACCCTCTTACAGGAGTAACTTTAAAAGGTCAAGTTACAGCTGTTAATGCTGGTGCTACAAACTTCACAGCTGCTTGTTATACACAAGCTGGTTGGGGTGGTTTAGCTGCTACAGGAAACAGATTATTTGTTTATGGATCTGATTTTGGTAAAGGAACAAATGGAATGCTAGGAGCTGTAGAGCCTGCTTTCACTCAGTTCTCTAATAAACCAACAATCATTAAAGATCGTTACGAAGTATCTGGATCTGACACTGCTCAAATTGGTTGGGTAGAAGTTGCAACAGAAGATGGAACAACTGGGTTCTTATGGTACATGAAAGCTGAATCAGAAACTAGATTGAGATATGAAGATTATCTTGAAATGGTTTGTGTTGAAGGTGAAATTGCTACTGTTGGTTCAGATGTTGCTGCTCTTGCTAACAATCAAACTTCATATGGTACGCAAGGTATGTTCTCTGCTATCGAAGAGAGAGGTAATGTGTATGCTGGATTTGCTGGTGCTGCTGCTCCTGGAGCTGGTGCATTAGGAGATTTTGATACAATCTTACAGCAATTAGATAAGCAAGGTGCTATTGAAGAAAACATGCTTTTCTTAGATAGAGCTACTGCTCTTGATTTTGATGATATGATCGGTGCTCAAGCTGGTGGAGGTTATTCTTCAGTTGCTTCTGCTTCTTATGGTCTATTTGATAATTCAAATGAAATGGCTTTAAACTTTGGTTTCTCTGGGTTTAGAAGAGGTTCTTATGACTTCTACAAAACTGATTGGAAATATCTAAACGATGCTTCTACTAGAGGAATGGTTGACAATATCAAAGGTGTTATGATACCTGCTGGTACTTCAACTGTTTACGATCAAATGATGGGTCAAAACATCAGACGTCCTTTCTTACACGTACGATACAGAGCTTCAGAAACAGATGATAGAAGAATGAAATCTTGGATCACTGGTTCAGTTGGAGGTGCTTACACTTCTGATTTAGATGCGATGGAAGTACACTACTTGTCAGAGAGATGTCTTTGTGTTCAAGCTGCTAACAATTTTGTATTATTTACAGATTAATTTATTAACTTTTAAAATATAAAATTATGGCACTTATAAAATTTGACACGACACAAAGCGGAACTATTGCTTCGGCTTCTACAACTCCGTTAATCGTAGATGTAGATTTACCAATTGCTTTAAGTAACTATTCAGCTCCTGGAGCTGGAGTTGCTTTAGTAGATATCTCTATTTTATCTGGAACTGCATCTGATATTCAGGTGGAATTTGGACCAGATGCTAATGGAGATGCTATCACTGCAGATGGTATAACAGGAAATTTAAACAATTTGATTGAAGCGGCTGTAGCTGATCCATATCATATTCCAGAATTTGCTGATGCTTTTACAGCAGCAGGATATTTGGAAGCTGATAACAGGTATGCTATCAACGATATTAAATTAGTTTAATATTACTATACAAAGACCCCTTTAATTAGGGGTCTTTTTTAACTTTTTAATTATATTATATTATGTCAATAAAAGAATTAGAAGATAAATGGGAGATCAAGGATCGTCATTATTATCTTAATATGGGAAAAAGTCCCTTATCTTATACTTTAGCGTCTAAACATACACAGAGATTTCCTCTGTTATATTTTGATGAAGAAAAAGGTTATAATAGAGAGCTTAGATATGCTACTAATCAGAAGTCTGTATTTGTTGATGAACAACAAGGTTCATCTACATTAGCTCATATTATATTTAAAGATGGAGGATTATATGTTCCAAAAGAAAAACAAAATTTACAAAAATTATTATCTTTATATCACCCTCAAAAAGGTAAAAGATATGCAGAGCAAGATGATGTTAAAGAAGCTAGTAGCGACTTAGAAGATATAGAAATAGAATTTATGGCTTTAGAAGCAGCTAGACACATTGAAATGGAGCACGCTGAAGCTATACTAAGAGTAGAGCAAGGTTCTAGTGTATCAGATCTTAGTTCTAAGGAGTTGAAAAGAGATTTATATCTATTTGCTAAAAGAAATCCTAGATTGTTTTTAGAATTAGTTTCTGATGAGAATGTGAAATTGAGAAATTTCGCTATAAAAGCTACAGAAGCTGGAATCATTAAATTGTCTGATGATCAAAGAACATTCAAATGGGGAAGTAACGGTAGAAAATTAATGACAGTTCCTTTTGAAGAACACCCTTACTCAGCATTTGCTGCTTATCTCAAAACTGATGAAGGATTAGAGGTATATAAATCTATGGAAAAGAAAATGAGTTAAATCTTTTCTAAACCTGTGATACTATTTAAGGCGGCACTACGCCGCCTTTTTTTCAATAAAGAAACCACCAATGGCAATAAACGTAAATACAGTATATAGAACTTGCTTGTTTATAATAAATAAAGAACAAAGAGGTTATTTAACTCCAGCGGAGTTTAATAGTATAGCTACACAGGTACAATTAGAAGTATTTGAAAAATATTTTGAAGATAAAAATCAACAGTTAAGGTTACCAGAAAATGAAAGTGAATATGCGAATAGAGTAAAAAACGTTGACAATCAAATATCTATATTTAAAGAAATTACTTCATTAGCTCCTGATTGGATAGTAGGGACTAATGAATTTAATCAACCAGCCAACGTCCACAGGATAGGTACTGTAATCTACAAAGACGAACAAGAATTACAAAGAGTGGAGCGCAACGATTGGCTACGAATTAACATGTCTAAACTCACTCGTCCGAGTGCGAATTATCCTATATACATCTATGAGAGTGATAAGATTATTATTCAACCTCCTAGTTTAGTAGTTCCAGATCCCTTAAACCCAGCTCAAATTTTAGATCAATTTAGTTTAAGCTATGTTAGAAAACCGTTAAACCCTGTATGGTCTTATACGGTTCAACCTAGTAATGGAGCTTTTATATATGACTCACTAACTTCTCAAGATTTTGAAATAGATGACGTTGATCAAACAGAAGTTATACTAAAAGTATTATTATATGCTGGTGTAGTAATTAGAGACCCTCAAATTGTACAAGCCGCTGCAGGTCAAATTGCCGCAGAAGATCAAAACGAAAAAACTTAATAAATTATGGCTAACTATGGATTTTCTCCAAACGGAGGTTTTATAAATGAAACTAACGAACAGTATTATGTAGGACACCAAGCTAAAGTAGCAGATGGTAGTTCTTCTTATAAGTTTACTTTTGATGAGGTTTTAACAATGGCAGCAGCAGCTAGCCCTACTACTCCAACTGATTGGTCTTCTTGGAATCCAAGTGATCCCAACTTTATGTTGAATAATTTTGACTTGATGATTAGCACAGGTGGTTTAGATCCTTATGTACTATGGGATGGTACAAATGGTGGTATAGCTGGCGGTCCTTATGGTTTCAAAGTTTCTCAATTTTCTGACACTCAAGATTTTAGTGTTATAGAATTCTACGATATAAATACTGGTTTACCTGCAAATGCAGTTGCTAATGGGTATTATATACAGGTTAGATTAAAATCTATGTTAGTTGATGGAGCACCTAATTACGGAGATTATCAGTTTATTTCTATTAAAGATATTGTTAATAATTTTTTAGTAGGTTATGTTGGAGAAGGTAAATTAATTCCACATGCTAAAAGAACTGATATTATGTTCCATGCTAAAAGAGGTTTACAAGAATTTTCCTATGATACTTTACCTAGTATAAAATCTCAAGAAATAACTATCCCACCAACATTATCTGTCATAATTCCACAAGACTACGTTAATCATGTTCAATTGTCATGGGTTGATGATAATGGTATAAAAAGAATTATATATCCTACCACGTTAACTAGTAATCCCACCGAAACACCTTTACAAGATCAGAACATAACTCAAAATAGTAATTATGGCTTTGCTTTTCCAAGTGAAGGATATGGTATACCAATGCAAGATCAGTTTGGTGAAAATCTAGAGGGAACTTCTTTAACAGAAGAAAGATGGGAAAACATACCAGAAAATCTTGAAAAAGAATGGGCACAATATGGAAGTGTTTGGAGTTATAGGAACTTTTGGGGAGCTTATGGAAAAAGATATGGAACAAATCCCGAACTAATGCAAGTTAATGGATGGTACACTATAAACAAAAGAGAAGGTAAATTTTCTTTCAGTAGTAATTTAAGAGGGAGATTGATTTTATTAGAGTATATTTCAGATGGACTAGCATACGAAGAAGATATGAAAGTTCCTAAGCTTGCTGAAGAAGCTTTATACATGCACATAGCTCACGCTGTTCTAGCAAGTAGAATGAATGTTCCAGAATACATTGTACAGAGGTATAAGAAAGATAGAAGAGCAGCATTAAGAAATGCTAAGATAAGATTAGAAAATATAAAACCAAATGAGTTTGTACGTATTGCTCGTGGAAAATCTAAATGGATTAAATATTAATTAAATGGCAGAAAGTAAGAATACATTTATTCAGTCCAAGATGAACCAAGACTTGGACGCTAGAATTATTCCTAATGGTCAATATAGAAGTGGATTAAACGTAAGTATAAGCAGATCAGAATCTGCAGACGTAGGAGCGTTAGAAACAGTTTTAGGTAATTTAGAGATAACTGATTTTGGTTTAACAGATTGCAATCTAAAAGCTATTGGTCATTATATGGATGTTGCTAATGATAGAATTATTGTATTTTTAACAAACTATAGTGATAGTTCTCCTACTAGGTTAGATAACATTACAGGTTCATCTGTCAACAACGTTGAGTCTTATATAGCTTATTATGATATAAGAAACAATACAGGTAGTTTATTAGTAGGAGGTTCATTTTTAAACTTTTCTAAAACACATCCTATTCATGGTATAAATTTAATAGAAGATTTACTTTTTTGGACTGACAATAGAAATCAACCAAGAAAAATTAATATCTCTAATGCTATTAATGAACCTTATGTACCAAGTGTAAGTCAAGGTTATTACTACAATGAAGATCAAATTTCAGTAGCTAAGTATTATCCACATGAAGCTATTTATTTATTAGAACCTAATACAACGCCAAGCGCTTTTGATAGATATGAAAGTGGTATGAAGGATGTTGTTAGCGAGTGGTTACCACCTCATTGCTTGCTAGAAGTAAAAGCACCTTCAAGTAATACGTTTATAACAGTTTCAGGTGTTCATGAAATAGGTAGTGGTAAAACACTAGATCCTAGTTTTGCATTAGCACAATCTGATAGAATAACTGGACCTAATATAGAACCTACCGTGGGTGCTGTTCCTTTTGAAGTTGTTATTCAAAGTGCTTCTATAGTTGGGTCTGATACAGTTATAGGATTAGCTAATTGCTTGAATGCTCCAAACGTTGGAGATATTCTTTATGTACAAAGAAGAAATCCTTATTACAATGCTAGTTGGCCTGGAGATCCTGACTATTTAAAAGATAAATTTGCAAGATTTAGCTATAGATTTAAATTTGATGATGGAGAATACTCTCTTATAGCTCCGTTTACTCAAATAGCTTTTGTTCCCGAACAAGATGGTTATTTTCTCACAAATAACATTAATCCCAATAACATAGACAATTCTGGTCCTGATCAAGAAACAGAAACGTACAGAAGTACAGTTGTTTCATTTATGGAAAATAAAGCAAATGACATCACACTAACTGTGCCTGCACCTACAGATTTAGAGATAGATGGATCTTTAATGGCTTGGTCTGAAGTAAATGACAGGTTAAAGATAGTAGAAGTTGATATATTGTGGAAATCTGCAGATGATCAATCTATAAAAGTAATAGAAACTTTACCTATTGATTACTTTAAAGATAATAATACTTCTTACCTTAGTTATAATTATCAATCTACTAAACCTTGGAAAACTTTACCAACAGCTGAATTAACTCGAGTATATGATAAAGTTCCTGTAAGAGCTTTAGGGCAAGAAAGTGCTGGTAACAGAATAATCTATGGCAATTTTTTAGATAAACATACTTCTCCACCACCTTTAGATTATACCGTTATAATTGATGAAAAAATCAACTTACCTGATGAGACAAGTGAAGCATTTAATTTAAACCAATATGTTAGAAAAGAATATCAAAATCACACTTTAAAACAAAATAGAACTTACCAAGTAGGGGTTGTTTTAGCTGATAGATATGGAAGACAGTCAGATGTTATTTTATCAGCAGTTACTAATGGTGATTTTGGAAAAGCTTCTACTATTTATCATCCTTATAGAGACAAAAACGCTTATTTAGTTACAGACCGAAATGACGCACAAGATCCAAATGATACTTGGCCAGGTGATCAGTTAATAACTTTATTTAATAATACTATTCCAAAATCTATATCTACTGCTGCTGGATATCCAGGTTTATTTAGTATAAATGACGGATCTATCGCTTCTGTTAAAAACATTACATCCTTTGATCCTGCTGAATGGGTTACAGGTGTACCAGCATGTGGATCAGGTTGTTTTTTTATAATAGATATTAACGGTGCTGAAATGAGGTTTGAAATCTGTGACAATGGAAGTGGTGTAGCAGAGATAAATTTAGAAAGCATTGAATTTACAAACACAGAAGGAAAGTTTGTAAATGGTGAGGTTGTTGATGTTTGTAAAGCAAATGCACTAGCACTACCATTCTGCAATAACGCTGCTATACCTAATAGTTGTTTTCAAATGGAAGTATCATGTCCAGAAAACAATCCTCTAGGTTGGTATAGTTATAAAATAGTTGTTAAACAAACAGAACAAGAATACTACAATGTCTATTTACCAGGAATGTTAGCTGGTTATCCTAGAGACATTATCGGTTCTTCTTTAGTAGTAGATCCCGTCACAGGTACTGTAAGTAGCCCATTGGTTACGGGAGAAAAATATCCTTCAGGTTTAACAGAAAAAGAATGTCACATAGTACTAATTAATGATAACGTTAATAAAGTACCTAGAGATCTTAAAGAAGTGGGTCCTGACCAACAACAGTTTAGAAGTAGTGTTACTCTTTATGGGAGAGTTGAAAATAAGAAAGAAGAAGCTGATGGAGGCCAATGGATGAATATAAATCAACAATATCAACCTGAAATAATTGGTGATACTGTTACTACTATAGGTCCTATGGGAGAGTTAAGCTTAGGAAGTTTTGACCAAGCAGGAACTAGTAATTTAAACTACAATAGAGAAGGCGCTGGTGCTTTAGATCCTTTACTTCCTCCTCACTGGTACAGTGGTGATAGCAACCCTTTAATTGCTAGAATTTCTACTCAAAAGCAAATTGGTCAACCACAAGTGGGTAACCCAGGTGCTTGGGATGATGAAACTATGACACCTTTTTTGTCAGTTTACGAAACAAAACCTATTGAATCTTTATTAGATATTTATTGGGAAACCACAACATCTGGTTTAATATCAGAACTTAATAAAGAGATAGTATTATCAGAAGATGGAGTGTTTGCAGAAACTATTTCTAATGCACAAATAATAATTCCAGAAGAAGGGTATGCTGATGGTGTTACTCCTATTTCCGCTATATTTTGGGCTGAAGGGCCAAATGGTCTTGATTTAGATGACGCTAGTTTTCAAGCTACAATTGAATTAGTGAATGTGACTTACGCAGATGGAAGCGTGTCTTTACCTCAAAAGTTTCAATTGCTATCTGCAGGAATTCCAGGTAAAAATAGATATTATTTAACTAAAGCGTATGGACAATATCAGTTAGCATATGAAGATCCTAACAAAACAAACTTAAAGTTCATATTTGAAGTTACTCAAGTATTACCAAACCCAAGCGGTGGTGCTGGACTTCCAATTACCACTACTATTGTTGTACCCGGTATTGTGACAAATGAAGTTCCTAATGAGGTTATGTATCCTGATCGTCAAGCAATTAAGGAATTAAATTATTTAAATTTCCTATTTCCTTCTGCAAACCCTTATCCTTATGGAAACACTGGTGGTACAGGAACAAGTGGAACAAGCGCAGCATGTAGAGAGTTAATAATGCCAAATTTACAAGCATGTCTATATCCTCCAACCCAAGGAAACAACTACTTAAACTCTTTCCAATATTATACCCCTACTTATTCTGATAAAGCAAATGTAGGAACTGGAGTTAATTATTGGTTAGCTGATGGAGATCCATATGAAAGAGAAACTGGTAAAGGAGTAGTTTTAACTGCACCTGGTTATAATTTTAATCCAGCCTTTGCTTGGAATGGTGAATTTGCAGCGAAAAATGGTGTTTATGGGTCGACTGATCCTGTTCCACCATTACCTATTTCTTACCAAGTTTGTGATGAAATTGTATATGAAGTTGTAAGAGCTTATCAGGTAAGTGCTATTTTAAGTTATAATCAAACAGAATGGAATGCAGATAATGATAGAAACAATGGGCTTGACTCTTGTGTTAGACCTGAAAACGCAGCTTCAGAAGATTCTTCTCAAGTTCCTCCTCCACAAATAGAATATGTTTTTGGGCAACAACCCACTTTTGTTGACGCAAACGGTGTTGGTTTAGCAAACATGGTTAGTGGTACTGATCCTTCTACAGGTAATGGATATAAAAGTATACAGTATAGATTAGGAATGAATCAACGTGTTCAAATAGATCCAAATAGCTGTCCATCAAATCAAAGACATTATGCTGACCAAATATTAAATGGGCCTCAATATATAGACTATCAACCTAATTGGGGTATACCTAATCCAGCAGATAATAGTCTTAGTGGTAATGGAGAAAAATATGTAGGAGAAAAGTATAATGCTTCAATTGGTACTGACAGCGCTCCAAGACATTACTGGGTAGATCTAGATGCTAAAATGAGGTTTTACACTAGGAGAAGAGATGCTGGAGATCCATCTCTTCCTGCTAATTTTTGGGATAATATTGAAGCAGCAGCTTTTGGTACTTATAATATATGGTATGATAGCACTTGTGGAGCTGATAACCCAAATGGAGCAGATCAAGTTTTATTACCATTTAAGTATGGGAATAGTAATTTTGATCCTAACGCTGGCGCAAATGGAGAATACGGACCATGGCCAAGTTCAACAAACACAGCTTTAGATTATTCAATCGTAAATGGAGCACAAGTAGAACATTACCAAATGCAAGAAATTAATGCAGTAAATATTTGGGGAACTGCTGGACCTTGGTCGTTAACTGGTACAAGTACTAATGTTGAGAATGGTAATGGTCTAGCTTTGACTTTACGACAGATGCCTAATTTAAATGCTTCATATTCTACTTCTCAAAGAGCTGCATGGAGTCGATCATATTGGAAACAACGCACACCTCATTTTGCAGCTAGAAACAATGGAAATTGCTCATGGGGTACGTCTGCAGCTAAAGGTTTATTGGAAGTTGTTCCTGGTGTTGTTGGAGGTCAAGAAATTAAAATGCCTCCAGGTAGATACGTAGTGACAGTTGCAGCTATAGATAAAAATGGTTCTGGTTTAAGATATGAATGGGATATACCTGTAACTATATACGAAACTGCTATACATGAAGGAAGGTTTCCAAATGGAATAGGTGATGGGTCTTGTAATGGTACTGGTTTACTCGTTAATACTAATATTGCTGGCAATAATACTGGTCCTATTCGTTCATCATCTTCTCCTTATGGATGTGTTACTACATACGATCTAAATTGTAGTGGTATTCAGAGATGTACTTAAAATAAATAATTATGAGTTACGCTTTAAGAGTAAAATATTTTAATTCTTTTTGGTTAAAGAAAGCAGTAGGTAATACTACTGATAGTGCTAGTACAGTTGAGGCGTCATATGCTTATGATATGCCTAAGTCTACACCTGTAGCAATGTGGCCTGGTGTTCCGTGGTTAAACCAAGATAACAACAATGATGTACCTGCAGGCTCGGCAGGAGCTTTAGGTTTTCCACAATTTCCTTGGGGAGATGGTTTATTAAATGGCAATCCTGATTATCCAAACACTAAAAGGAATTGGTTTGTTGAAGAAGCAAGAATAAAAGGTGGTTATAATAACACTACGGTTGATTTCGGAGTAAGAGCTTATTTAGTTGACCCTAATAATGAACAACAAAGAAGAATAAACACTTTAATATATTCAGGTATTTTTAATTCTAGAACCGGAATAAATGATACTAATGTTTTTTCTGTTGGTGAAGATATAACTAAATCTCTCGATCCAGCTAATGGTTCTATTCAAAAACTTTATGCAGAAGATACTAACTTATTAGTGTTCCAAGAAAACAAAGTAAGTAAAGTTTTAGTAGATAAAGATGCATTATATACAGCTGAAGGAAATGCTAATGTTACATCAACCAACTTAGTATTAGGTCAAGTAGTACCTTATTTAGGAGAATACGGCATTAGTACAAATCCTGAATCTTTTGCTGTTTATTCTTATCAAAAGTATTTTGCTGATAAAAATAGATCAGCTATATTAAGGTTGTCAAGAGATGGAATAACAGAAATATCTCAATACGGTATGCGGGATTATTTTAGAGACTATTTAAATACAGTAGGAAGTGAATTTGTACCTAATTCTTTAATATATAATAACATCATAATAACTAGTAAAGAGACAGCAACAGGTTCTATATTAAACTTTACAGTAAGTTCTGAAGACAATTGCGGATGTTGTGGTTAATAGAGCTCAACCTAGTGATTTTGGATTTGTGACTCCAACTGAGTTAGCCGCTAACGGAGATAAATTTACGTCATACAATAAACCTCAAATTGAAGGAGGTTATGATATTCATACTAAATCTTATGTTGTATCAATGCAGCCTTTAGTTTACGTAGAAGGATGTGAACAAGAAGAAGTATATGATACATTGAATTTTGATGAATCTATAAATGGTTGGGTTAGTTATTATAGTTATAAACCAACTTGGTGTGATAGTTTAAAGAGCACATTCTACTCCATGGATGATTGGAAACTATATAAGCATTATGAAGGAACTATAACAAGCAACCATGGAAACTTCTATGGAGAATATACAGGATCTAGCATTGAATTTATTTTTAATGACGCACCTTCAATGGTTAAGAATTTTCAAACTGTAGAGTATGAAGGAACAAATGGTTGGCAAGTTGAGGCTTTCATATCAGATCCTACTGAACTAGATCAATTCCCCGCTCCAATATATCCACCAACTGACCCAATAACAACAACTGGTTTATGGGCTACATTTAATGATAGAACTACAGCTGTATTAAGTTATGAAGAAGGAGCTTATATTGATCCTGTTGATGGATCGATACAAAGAACAGGTTTTTACAGAAAAGAAAACAGATATGTAGCTAATCTTAAAAACTCAGGAAGTAATACTCAAGCAGAACAGGTGATATTATCTGAAGACGGTTTTGGTGGAGGGACAATGAGTGGTATTAAAGGTTTCTATGCAACGGTGGTTGTATCTACTGATACTGTAACAGACCCAGGAGGAATGAAAGAACTCTATGCAGTGGGAACTAAGTATGTTAAATCTTCATAATGGAATTAAATATAAGAAAACTAATAGAATCAGATTATAATACTTTATGTGAATGGTGGAAAGCGTGGCCAAATTGGAGCGCTCCATCAAGAGAATTTTTACCGGAAAATGGAACTGGTGGGTACATGATTGAAAAAAATAATAAACCCATAGTAGCTGGATTTGTTTATATAACAAATTCTAAGGCAGTTTTATTGGAATGGATAGTATCAGACCCAGACTATAGAGAAGATGATAGAGACATGGCTATAACATGTTTAATATCCACTATAGAGAAACTAGTTAAAGAATGGGGTTATAAGTATATGTTCACAATAGGTAGAACTCAGAAGTTAATTGAAAAACATAAAAGCTTAGGATGGCATGTAGATAACAAACCATCTCACGAAATTGTTAAAATAATAAATTAAAAAAAATGGCAGAATCAACAGCAGCACTTGTTGGAGGTGCGGTAGGAATAGGTGCTAGTGTAGCTACAGCAGTTGGCGCAAAGAAACAGGCAGACGACGCTAAAGAGTTAGCGGCAATAGCTCAAGGTAACCTAGAAACCATCCAAGCAAATAGACAAAGAGTAATAAACCCATATGAGAATATGAGTAATCAATATGCAAATCTAGGAGTAGCTACTGGAGCAGCAGAAATGCAAGCTGAAGAAGCTGATGTTGCATTGGCAAATACTTTAGATACTTTACGAGCTACAGGTTCTAGTGCTGGTGGAGCTACTGCTTTAGCAATGGCTGCTTTAAAATCTAAACAAGGTGTTGCTGCTAACCTTGAACAACAAGAATTACAAAACGAAAAACTAAGAGCTCAAGGTCAAATGGAAGTTGATAAACTTAAAGCTCAAGGAGAACAATTTAAATGGCAATCTCAAGAGAATAGAGAAATGATAGAGCTAGATAGAGCTCAAGGTCTTATAGACAAACATGAAACTCAAATGAATGCTTCACAAGCTGCTATGTGGGGTGCAATAGGTAACATGGGTAATGCTGCTATGCAAACTGGAATGAATGTTTCGAGAATTAAAAGTGGTACCTTAGGAGATACAGATACTTCAAAACAAAAATATGGATCTGAATGGGCTGATATTCAAGGAGGAACTAGTAGTATTGCAGGGCAAGGACAATTTGGTTCTTATGAGGAATTCGCGACTTGGATGGATAATAATTATTAAGAAATATGGGAACTTATAGACAACCAGGATTAAACACTAATGTTAACTTTGCTACTATAAATCAAGTAGTAGCAGAAGGTCAAAAAGCATTTCAAGCTAATTTCGAACAAATGAGAAAAGAGTATGCTGCAAATGCTGCTCGTAATCAAAAAGCTAAAGATAAGCAAGATTTAGCGAGAGCTAATGGAATGGCTAAATGGAACAAAGCTTTAAAACAGGCGACACCAAAAGGGGGTTTTACTCAGACGCAAGATGAATTTTTAAGAGAGAAACAAAGTGAATATTTTAATTTATTAGGAAAGAATGATGAATACTCATTATCTAGATTAGGTCAACTATTAGCATTACCAGATGAAATGTCTTCTGGTCAAGGAGCTTTTCAAGCAATAGGTAAACAATATGAAGCTTCCACTAATTTGGGTGATGGTGTTGGTGGAGTGGATTGGTATAATTCTGATGCTAGTCATATAGATTACTTGCAAGATTATCAATTAAATGGTGCAGGTAATATAACTCCAAGAGAGATAGATGGTAATATGTATTGGGTTTTGACTGATCCAGAAACAGGAGAAGAACAAACATTAAACAACCATGAACTAGTTAAAGGTTCTTTAGAAGGAAACTCGTTTTTTGCTACCACAGGAGATATTTCAGCAACAATGAAACCTTTTATGGAAGAACAAATAGCAGGGTTACCAGGTGATTATAAAGGAAAAAATATAACAGACAGAAGAGGTAAAACTCAAACAAGCTATAAAGACTATACTGACGATAACGCTGCATTAAGAGATAATCTAGCTAAATCAGATTTCTCTAAAACTATGTCTAATCAAAAGTACATGACTAGTGTGTTTCCACAGTTAATTAATAGAGTCCAGAAAGCTGCAGAAGGAACAGGTCCAGAAGCAGAAGAAGCTAAAAGGTTGTTATATGGAGATGATATGAAACCAGGTGGAACAGGTGCTGATGCTGATTATGATATGTTAACTAATGAGAAAGCACATGCTATAGATGCAAATCTTAGTGTTGGATCATGGGTTGGTAGTGAACCAGGTTTTGGAGAGATTGCAGATAAACAAAAAGCAATTGCTAAGTTTGGAATGATAAACTGGGCAATGGATTCTGAAAATGGTTTAGTAAAACCTGATAGAGTACAAACAGGAATTACTTACACTTCAGGTGATTCAGGAAGTTCAGGACTTACTAGTTCACAAAAGAATTTTTATGGTAGAGTTCAGAAACCAGAAAATATAGAAAGATATAACAATGTTGCTAGGACTGCTAGTCAAATTGTAAACAGATTCGAGTTTAAAGATGATGGAGATGGTGATGGTATAGATGTAATGGTAGGTAGATCTGATATAGGGGTTGATTTACTAGTGTCACAATTAAATGAAGCTGCAAAAGATAAAGCTTTAAATTCTCCTAATAATCCGTCTGTTGGAGGGGAGTATGTTAAAGATAGTCAAGGAAATATAATATTTAAATATACTCCAAGTCAAAGTACAGGTCAAGCTAAACCACCGTTAACTGATATTATTGATTTTGAGGTTCCTAAAGATCAATTACTTTCTGATGTTAAAGAATTATTAGGAAAAGTAAGAGGTATCAAACAAGAAGATATGGATTACTACGACAAGCAGTATGGTTCAGATGTGTATGCTTTTAAATATGATAAAGACGATAAAAATCCATATGCCAAAGGGCATAGTGGTAGAGGATATAAAATAAAACCTGGAAACAGTTATCAACCTAAAAATGATACTGAGTTAGAAGAAATGAAAAAGAAAATGAAAAAGGGAGATATTTTATATTATAAAGGAAAAACTTATCAAAAAACTAAATAAAATATAATGGAAGACGAAGATTTCGAAATCATAGAAACTGACGAGCTTATAGAAGGACCTGGTGATGACTTTGAAGAAGTTGAAGAAGTTGAAGGAGATTATAAGACGTTTAAAGATGGAGACAAAGCATACAAGGTATCCAAAGAAACGGAGCAACTTTTTTTAAAAGATCATCCGTATGCTGAGTCTATTCCTGATGGCGGACCATATCAGTATGATGAGACATACTTATATGAGAGTGATCCTATAAATCCTGATAAAAGACAAATAAATCAAATAGGAAATGATTTTGAGATTATAGATAGTGGACCAGACGCTTTTGATCTTGATAACATAGAAAGAGTTTTAGAACAAAACAAAAAAAGAGATGCTGATCTTTTCGCACAAGAAGATGATTATATAAAGTGGAAAGAAGATAAAGGTTATTTGGAAACAGAAGATGACGAAGATAGTGAAGATGATCTTTATAGGCAGCTTGAAGCGCCAATGCTACCAGGTTCGTTAGAAGTAGTAACACCTGTACAACATCAACAAATACAGGAGAATATATATCTTGATCAATACTTAAAAGATAAGAAAGATAAAGTTAAAAAAGAACATTCTGATACTTATGGAGTAGAATATACTAATGCAGTAGAAAAAGGGTTTGTTAATCCTGTTTTTATGAGTAAGTCAGAGATAGAACAGTTTGATGAAGAAACACCTTATTCCTATGATATATGGCAACCTGAAAATGAAACTGTCTCTAATCCGTACTTTAATTCTTCTAACTATACTGAGTTAGGTTTTAGAGGTGGTCAGCCAATGGAAAATATTCCTAAAAACCAAGCTGAAGTAGAATCTGATTGGAACATGTGGTTAGGTAGAGAAGGAGAAAGAATTTATAATACAGACGTAAAAGACCTAACAAACACACTCGCATTAGAATATACAAGAGATGGTTATAAAATTACAGATGGAAAAAGTTTTTATCCCACGCCTTTAAAAACTATTACTAGAGAACAGTTAGAAGCTGAAGCTAGAGAAAAGATTAATGGAGATAGAGAATATGTAACATCTCAGTATGCTAGTAACGACATGAATAACTTAAAGAAGTTACAGCAAGAATACGTTAGTGTATCAACATTAAAAGGACCAGGATCTCCAGAAGCTATAGCATTAAAAAAGCAATATGAGTCGCAATGGGAAAAAGTCATGAATAGCGATGGAGCTGAGCAATTATATAATCCTATTACTGAAGAGTTTTTAAAAGATAGACCTGAAAGAAAAGAACAAATAAATGTTGAAGCTAAAGAACTCGCTGAAACAACTCCCATCCAAACATTAACTGACGAGCATATGCATTTATACTACCGTTTAGTAGCGATGAATAATGTAATGACTGAAGGTAATGGATATAGACGAGTGTGGGGAGATAAGGATAGAAGCGAAATGGGAGTCACTGAGAGAATTGCTGCTAGCTTTGATGGTTTACAAGAAGGTTACTTAATGTTACAAGAATCTATTGGTGATAAAGGAGATTTAGGAGAAAAAGCTAAAGGAAGAGGTTTAACTTATGACCCGATTACTGGGAATAAAGTTAATTTATCAATGAACGAAGATGTTCAGAGAATGTTTTTGAACAAAAAAGAAGGAGTACCAGGTAATAGAATGCCTTATCCTGGTACGCCATTACAAAATAACTCAAGGTTTAATGAGTTTTATAATGAACAGTTATTAAGATTTATAACCATTGGTAAAGCTTTAGAATATAATTACAATCCATCTACATTAGAACAAACAGGTTTTGCAGATCATTTTATAATGGGAGCTGTAGATATATTAGCTGAAGATGCAAGCCCATTTCTACAGGGAGGAGATAAAGAAGCTAAGCGATGGGTAGAAGGAATGGAGTTTTTACGAGGCAAAGAAGGTGTTACTGAAGAAGAAGTAGAAAGAGCAAAGGATAGAACAAGAGATTTAATAAGTGGAGGTGTACCAGAGTTTATGCTTTTAATGGGTATAATGGCTACTACTAAAACTCCAGTTGCTGGCGGGTTAACTAGAATAACTGCACTTGGAGAACAGATTTTTGGTAGGACTCTAGTTGGAGAAACCTTAGGAACAGCGAGTAGAGGCTTTCAGAAAATAGCATTAGAATCTGTAGGAGCTCCAGCTGCAGTTGTAGAAGGAGCTGGCACAGCGTTTGGAACTTCACCTGCTTTAAGTTTAACAGCTGAAATGGTAACTAACGGTATTGTTGAAGTAGGAGCTGGTTACGCAGCAGATAAAACATTAGGCGCTTTAGGTGGAGAGGAAATGGGTTGGTCTATATGGGCAGGTTTTGGAGCAGCAAATCCTATATCTAAAAGATTGATAAATAAAATACTTACTCCGGTAATGATGGGAGAAACTAAAGGTTTATTGAATTGGAAAAATGCTTATAGAAACAATGAAGGTTTTAAAGCTATTGTAGATGGAACTGTTAGTTCAACAACTGCTTTACCAACAACTGTTGCTGTAGAATTATTTGATGCTACTTTTATAGATACAGATAATCCTGATAAAACTTTAGCTCATATTACAGATCCAGAAAAGTTATTTATTTTATGGAGTCAAATAATGTTAACAGGAGGATTTTCTTCAAGATCCGAGTACGCTACTGGATTAAGAAAGTTTGGTAGCGGGTTAAATGACGCTATCATGGGTTATCCTTTAAATAGTCCACAAGCAAATGCAGCAGCTAAACGACTAGGTATTCGTAGTACTAGAAAAACTAATGGAGAACTTAATGATATACATGTAGCTAAAGAACAAGAATTATTAAATGATCCTAAATACGCTGATCAACAAAAAGATGGATTAGCTCTAGAAGGAACAGAGTTAGCTACTAAACTAGAAGAATTAAATACTGATTTAAAAAGTATTATGTTTCATAATGAATTATTAACCATCCAGAAGCAGATAGGTAAAATTCAAGATCCCAATGGAGTATACCAACAGAAACAAAAACAAGGTAGAGATTTATTAGAGTCTATAGTGGAACAATCTATGCAATTAAAAGAAGGTGAATCATTAAGTACAGAGAATATAACACTTACTCCGGAAAATATAGATTACCTAGCTAACACTCCTCAAACTTTAATAGACATGGCTCTTAGTGGTCCAGTTAGAAGTTCTGAAAACATAGAAATGTCTGCTAAGTTAAAAGCTTTAAAACAAAAAGCACAACAATACCAACAAAAGATGGATGGTATGGGCTTTAAGAAAAACACTACACAATATAAAGAAGCATTAGAGATTATTGAAGAATCTACTAGGTTAGAAAACGAAGCAAAAGAATTACAAAAAGAAAGACAAGGTAACGTGCTTCCTCCTGTATTGGTAGATAATGCTATTAAAAAGAACAAAGCTAGACAAAAAGAGTTAAGTGAAATTTTAGAAGCTAAAGAAATAGAAAACCAAGGTTATTTAGAAACCGCTCGATTAGAAGATATTAGAATAGCTGAAGAGCAAGCTAAGAAATATTATCCTGAAAGTGAATTCAAAACTTTTGAAACTACTGAAGATTACTTAGCAAAAGCAAAAGAGCTAGGTGTAGATGCAAAAGGAAGTGAAGGCTTTTTTATTGACAAAGGAACTGGTAAAGTATTTATAGATTTACAAAGAGCAAGAGAAATAAATAATATAACAGTAGGGACTCATGAGGTTTTACATCAGTTAATGGAACCTCAATTAAGAGATGCTAAAGTTACAGATAGATTAGTAGAAGAGTTTAAAAAGGAATTATCTTGGGAACAGTTACAAGCTGTAGAAGGCAAGATGGCTAAACAAGCAGAAGGTAATAGAACAAGTAAAGAATGGTTTAATGCTTTCAACGATGCTATTAGAGATGGTGATATTCCTCCACCAACAGCTAAAACAGATGGTATTTGGAAGAAAATTGGTAACCCTATTTTAAATGTACTAAAACGTGGTGGTGCTAGAAATGCAGAGTTTAAAACCGGTAAAGATGTTTATAATTTTATAGCAGATTATGCGAGTGGAAAAGAAGTTGCTAAAGTAAAAGAAATTAAATCTCAACCTGAAACAGGTAAGATGGCTGCTTCAAGAACAAAAGAAATAGCTACTGAATTAAAAAATTTAGTACCTGAATGGAAGAAAGCTGAAGGACTTGAGAAAGTAAAACTGCAAGAGCAAATGAAAGAGCTTACTGCAGAGAAGAAATCTTTAGAACAAGCTAATAATAAGAGAGTTGCTGATTTTAAAAACTTATCTAATAGGTTTAAAGATTTAAGTCCCAAAGGAAAAGAAAAAACTATTAACGAGTTAGTAGAAAAAGATGGTAAACGTTTAACAAATTCTGAATGGCAAGAGTTTTTATACACTGATCTCAAGGATCATGGTGGTAAAGGTCTTATATTAGATAAAGTTGTTGATATGTTTGAAGGTGCTATTGAAGGCAAGATAAAAGGTAAATCAGTTACTGGTGGTACAGGTGAAAATAAAAACACTGTATCAAGAGCTGAAGCAATGGAGATACTTAGAGATGAATTAACATCTAGAAAATTCCAATGGGATAAAATAATTAATTTTGATCCAGCTGTTAACAAAAGTTTTTCTGGTTACATGAATAGTATTATTCATAATGCTTATAAGTCTACTTTAGATAAGATAGGTAAAAAACCTAAATCAAAATCTTTAGATGAAACTTATGATGGTGGAAAAAATGTCATGGAAGCAGAATCTAAAGACTTATCGCCAGAAGAAGCGGCCGATAGAGCATTAGCTGCTGAAGCTGCAGAGAAAGCTCAAGCAAAAAAAGAACAACAACTTAAAGATAAAGGAGCATCAGCTAAAGCTATAGAAGAAGCAGGTGGTAGATCTACTATGAAAACTAGTATAGATCTTTCTAAACCAGAACAGACTAAAGTAAAAGAATTTGCAGAAGAAGTAATACAAAAAGAAATTGATAACTTAGCTAAAGAAGATTTTACTTTCTTTGAAAAACCTAAATTTAGAAAAGAAGTTATTAAAAACTTTGGTAAAGAATTCTTAGAAAAAATACCTCATCCTAGTCAACAGTCTGTTAAAGAATCTAAAAAAGGAAAGACTCCAAAGGAAATAAAAGAGATCAATGATAAAGCTAAAGCTGATTATGAAAAATGGCTTAAAGAAAAGTTATATCCTGAGGTAGTAAAAAGAAATAAACCTATAAAAGAAGGTGGAGATCCTAGTATATTTAGAAGAATGAACTGGGATATAATGTATGCACCCCCTGGAAAGAAGTATACTTCTAAAGAAGCTAAAGCTATACAAGTAGAACAAGGTATAAAGAATGTTAAGTCTCAG